CATCATCAAAATAAGATAGTGCAAAGTCATAACGCAAACCAAAATCTAAATGTATATCTTTAGTTCTAGGTTTTCCATCTTCCTCATCTATATAATTAGTTTCAAAATAAAAACATTTATCATTATAGATTTGACCACCATTATCCCCATACTTTGATATCATAGATTTGATTGTGTCTATGTCCTCTTGTGGTTGGTGTTGTCTTACAACTTTGTAAGCCAAACTATGCATTTTTTCTTTATGGTCATTAAAGGCATTTTTTGCTAATAACCAATTTATTCTCGCTTTAGAGTTTGCATTTCTAAAATGAGTTTCGATTACATTTGCAATCGAGTTTCGCTTTTCAGCATTGAGTGTTATTTTTCTCATTTGTTTCCTTTCTGTTAAAATTAATTTTTATTACATCTTGACATTTTTGTCAAGTAGGACTATATAGGATTAGAAATATTGTTCTCGTAAAGCGAATTCGCAAGATATCGGCTTAAGATAAGAACAGTCTTTCTGTTGGTGGTCAAGGTGTCCAACACTTCAATTTGACGGAATTGAAACGAACGCACGTATAGATATGGACTGGAACGTGACTTGACCACTTGGCTCCTGGGGTATGAGCCTTGATAATAACTGCCCCAGCTCAAACTTGAGCCCTGGTCCTGTGTCGAATTAAATTCAGCTAGCAGGACCTGGGGTCAAGTTAAGTAAATTAGCCTAAAGTGAAACACGAGACTTGACCAAAAAATTATGAAAAAAACTAAACAAGAAATTATAAATGAAATAAATAAAAGTTTTAGCTTTCTATGCTGGCCCTATTGGATGGATCGTAAAGGCAGGATCCATGATTCAGGCCGCAAGCTTCAAGCCGCGAGCGTCAAGCTTCAAGCAGCTTGACAAGATTACCATCCTATAGTATATAGGAATTGTGCTGGCAGGCGGGGTGATCACATTAAAAGCAAGTGGCCGTAGTCAGCACAAAACAGAAAGGAATATTATGACACAAAAAGATAAAGACATACGCTGGGCTGCCAGTCAATTCCTGTATGAGGATCTACCAGAAGACTATCAAGACTGGCCTGATGATCAATTATTTGATTTTTTAGAATTCAACGCGTGGGAACCATTTGCAGAATGGGATGGCGCGAAGCTTTGGGCACATATTGAAGATCTGGCTGTATCAATGAGGAAATATGCGGAAGAGAATTAAACACAACAACCTGCTGCCCTGGTTTACTGATGATCATAGGACGCTTCCAGCGTCCTATGTGAAGAGCTGCCAGGAATTTTTTGACAGTCTCAAGCAGCGAGCCCCGAGCAACGAGCGGCAAGCTTCAAGCAGCAAGCAGAAAGGAAAAAATGTTAGAAATTTTTATAATTTTTACTAGCCTATTTATTTTGAATATGTTAGGTGTATTTACAATCATAATTTAGAAAGGAATATATGAAATCAAGCGAAGCATTAAAACTAGTGGGCGGTTTAAGTAAGCCATCAAAAATGCCTGGCTGGGCATATGGTATACCAGCTGCAGAATGCAAAACTGGCAAGAAGCTCCAGAACGTGGAAGGCAGCACCTGTTATGGCTGTTACGCTCTCAAGGGCTGCTATGTATTTAAAGTTGTGCAGGAAGCACAATACAGGCGCCTGGCGTCTATCAAGCACCCGCTCTGGGTTCGAGCTATGGTTCACCTGTTGCAATCTAAGAAATCAAAATATTTTAGATGGCACGATTCTGGCGACGTACAGGACCTAAAGCACCTGGCTAAAATTTTTAAAGTTGCAAGCCTAACGCCAGACGTGAAGCACTGGATGCCGACGCGCGAGGCGTGGGTCAAGCCATATTTAAAATATGCACCATCTAATCTGGTAGTACGATTCAGTATGCCAATGGTAAACCAAAAACCATCTAAGAGCTGGAAGCACGTGTCGACAGTCTCAACAGGTGACCATCCCTGGTTTGGTGCAACGTCTAAGATGTGCCCTGCTCCTAAACAAAACAATGAATGCAAGGACTGCAGAAGCTGTTGGGATTCTAAAGTTTGGAATGTAACATATGCCAAGCACTAAACGCAGCGCTCTGGCCACTAACGTTATAGTGGATCTTACGGCCCTCCATGAACATAACACCAAAAATTTTGTAGAGTACGCAAGTCACGAGCAGCGGGCTCCGAGCCACGGGTCACGAGCCCCGAGCGGCAAGCGTCAAGCTAAAGATTCAAGCTTCAAGCAGGAAGCTTCAAGCGACGAGCAGCAAGCTTCGAGCGCCAAGCCTCGAGCGGCAAGCAGCTCGATCTGAGAGCCTTCATAAAGATACGAGAGACTAGAGACGAGGGACTTAACTAAGATAAAAGTATTCTTAGGATGGGTCATATGGAAGGCAATTTGATGTGGTGAGAACCGTATTTTTTTACTACGAGTTACTTTTAGTTCAACAGTGAAAAAGAAATAATTTTTGTTATACCCCAACAGATCTGGGACGCCTGGAATGGCTAAATTTTCTATCCTTGTCCAAGTTATATTAGGTGATTTTTTCTTAAGCTCTTGCCAAAGTTTTCTTTCAGGTTTCAAAGTAATTACAACTTTTTGATAACCTTACCCATTTTCCAAGATTCAGGTTCTATTGTAATAACTAAACGGTGAGATTCTCTAACACCAATCAATTTATTTTCCATTAATTGAATGCCTTTGATATCAAAAAAATCTCCATTTGGAAGTGCAACTTGCACCCTTGCGTTTTGTACAGTGGGTGAAGTTAAAAATTTATCTAATGTCTGTCTGAATAACTTTCCGTTTATCATATTTATTTAAAAGGGCCAGTGCAGTCTCCCGTCCTGACCCTAAAAGGACTGAAATGAATAATCATTACAGATCAATTTGCAATTTACGTTAAATTACTGTAATAGTCAATAGATGGTCACTTAGGGCTAAATCCTCTGATGACCATAAAATTATGGGAGTACCAAAGCAATTAACAGAAATGCAAATTAAATTTGCTCAACTGTTGGTGACGAATGAAGGAAGAAAAACACCAACTGAATGTGCAATAGAAGCGGGCTATCAAAAAGAATCCGCAGCCGTTCGTGCGTCTGAATTAAGAAATCCAAATAAGTTTCCGCTTGTCGCAAAATACATTGGCGAATTAAGAGATGAATATCAAAAAAAATATGAAGTTACTTTTAGTAGGCACATATCTGAATTAGCAAAAATTAGAGATGATGCCAGAGCTAAAGGCGCTTGGTCAGCTGCAACAAATGCTGAGATAGCTAGAGGTAAAGCAGCAGGATTATACATCGAACAAAAAATTATTCATCACAATAAAATTGAAGATATGTCAGCAGATCAATTAATGAACAAAATGAAAACTATCTTAGAAAATAACAAAGGTTTGATTGAAGCAGATTTTCAGGAGGTGCTAGTAAAACCAACACCTCCTAAAAAAGTTATTGATTATTCTTCTTCAGAATCTTCATCTGAATCCTCATCCATTGAATCATCAGAATCATCTTCTTGAATTTCTAAAACATCATAGATATTAGCAATCTTATTTTCAAGTTCTTCAACTTTATCTTCTAATTGTTCTATTTTGTTTTTGTTTTCGACTTCGTCGTCTTTGTATCCAAACATATTTCCTCCTGGTTGGACCGCGAACCATAGATTAAAACTTTCTATAATCAATATATTTTAAAAATATATTGAATTGGTATTATCCTACAATTTTACCTTTATTAGGTCCTTTTTTAATAACATATCGTTGAGTACCATTTTTACCAATCTCAACTTCTTTACGTAGCATTTGAAATAATTTCATTTCTTTTGCATTTTCAAACTGCTCTTGTATGTATTTTAAAACTTTACCTTTATTTGCTTTTTCTCTAGTCGTCATTTGTTTCCTTTTTGTTATGAAACACTTCATACCAAGTATCGCACTTATCACATTGATACATACTTACGATACTATATTCTGATGCGTGATAAGTTTCTTCAGGTATCTCTTCGGTATCAAAATCATTATTCCATCTTACTTCATTGTCACAATAAAAACATTTCATATACTAACCTTTTCCATTTTTAATATACAACCAATAGGAAATATATTCCTATCACTAAATACCTCATCCTTATCGTCATAGCTAGCAAAGGTTCTTAAAAACTTTTTATCCTTTTTGTAAACATATGCCAACGTAATCATTGTGCTTGCCTCAAACTTATCAAACTCTTCGGCGGTAGCATGACCAGCGTCCCCTGTAATATCCACCCAAGATATACGATAGAAATAATACCTTCGTTTATTGATAACAATGCTTTTGTATCCTGCCTTTTTACGTCGTTTATTCATCCTGTTCACTATACTACAACTTTCCCTTAATAAGACCTGCTTTATAAATATCTATATATAGGCCTTGAAAAGTATAAAAAACTTGTAGAAACTGTAGAATCATAAAATAAGTCTTATTAATCAATAGTTTACGTCTCTACAACTTGTTACAATTTCTACAAATTTTTGGTCAAATCGTCTAAAATTGGCTACTACTGCGGATTCTAGCAGGTGGCAAATTTGTAGAGAAAATAAGTTTTTTTCAATTTTAAGTTGTATTTTAATCATTTTGTGTTCATTCTGGGTTTTTTATACCTAGCTTGAACTAATTTAGCAGTTTTTCTAACCTGTTCCAACCAGTCCCTCGCCGCTCGCTCCTTGTCGCTCGCCGCTAGATTGTAGTATCGCGCGGCTAGAATATCACACTCGCGTATTAGTTGTTTTATATCTTCCATTATATATCTTATTTATTATTTT